AAGAATGTCCATCCAGCGCGGATAGCTACGTCTTTATAGTTTATATTCTTTAATGCTTCTAGTGATTTCATATCTCCTCCTTATTTCTTAAACTTAAAAATACTCATCAGAAAATCGATAATCTTCTCTAATAAACTTTTATTCTTAGCGACATCTTGACTTAATTTGCCGATAGACCTCATCACATCTTCGTTAGTAGGTTGCGGTGCCAATGGTTGCTCCTGTGGCTTTTCTTTGATTTGAGGTGCCTGTTGCAATTCTGGTGTCTTTGGGACTGGTTGAGGCTGAGGTCGCCTTTCTGGTCGTGGTGTGCCCACATCACCTTGTGCTAATTCGCGTACTCGCTCTGACAATACCCAGATTACGTCATCTGCCATTTTCAGTTGTAGGTAGCGTTTGTTGTTTTCAGTCGTTTCGTCTAATATCTCCGTTGAGCCGACAATTCTGAAGTAATCGCCCGTATTTATCTCACCATCTAGCAGATAGCCGTCTTTATCTGTCTTTACTGCCACAGATACGGGTACACCGTTATCCTCCCAATCGAACTCATCAATCAATCGGTTACATCTAATTTGCCTAAGGTCGAATACAGTTGCTACTTCGTCTGCATAATAGACTTCAGGAAGTGCTACACGCTTTGCTTCTTTTGGTTTGCCTACATACCTGTAAAATGTGTATGGTGGGTATCCTGACACGCTCCAGAGCCAATCATGATTGTCTATTACAATACCTGCCTGATAGCGACAGTTAATTACGTTATCCGTATCCGTAAACATTCCTGTATGACCCAATGCACCTCCAGAGTTTCCTCGAATACCCCAGATAAAGATATCTCCGCGTTGTGTGTCTGCTTCGCCGTTAGCGTCCTCAGACAGTCGAACCCAACCATTCTTTTCTAGGGCGTCAAATAAGGTGTCTGTATTGCCAATCCAATAACTGGCAGGCAAAATACCTGCTTCTTTTAGAGCGTGATATACAGAGCTTGAACAATCATATGAATTTGGACCATTCCGACTTTCCATTGAGTAAAAAACTCGACCTTTACGTGCGTAAAACCAAGCTAGGGCTTTTTCTATCATATTATTTCCTCCTCACTGTTTGTTGGACTTCTTCTTGTAATTCTGTAACGGCTTTATTCTGCTGAATTAAGTTGCTGGTTGCGTAAATAGCCAAGCCTACAAGTGCGATTGCGAATAATTTCGCTAAATTGCTTGTTACCAGTTTCCAAAAGTTCATCACGCCCTCAATTTCAGTACGTTTGACGTATTTTTCTTCTGATTCCTTTTCGTGTTCTGCTATGTATGTTTTTAGCTGTGATTGAGTAACATTATCTCGTGCGATATTCTCAATTCGCTCTAGCATGACAGTATGCTTGTCTACGCCATCCTTAATGTATTCGACCTTAGCTTGTAACGCGCCGAACTCTTTAGCTGATACCTCTGGTTTTTCGTTCATAATATAAATTATGACTTCTTGTCGTTATCTAGTACGGAAACGTCATAGTTCGTACGTCTATATAGAACGTCTCTGTTGCATTCTGATTAATAATAGAAGTATCATACGGATTAAATATTGATAGCGCACACACTATTTTATTTTTTGATTCGCGCCAGCCAGAAATAAGTACAGAAGTAGGTGTTGTGCCGCCGCCTGAAACCGCAAAAGTCCTTACGAAGTCTATTTTAGACGCCGTGATAGCTCTGTCTGGATTTGTAGAGGTGCTGACTAGTAATCTTAAAATCCCAACGTTAGTCATATTAATCTCTTGTTTTTGAAAATACACAGTATTGCTTGCTATCGATATACCACCAGGTAGAGTAAGGCTCATAATACTTCCACCGGTAGCACTGATAGTCGCGTAATCGCTGCTTATATTAAAATCGTCTGGATAATTATTCATCAGCGTACATCCTATAATGATATTTTGTAACGGTATTAAAAAATTCTTCTCTATACGACAGCGTTAGTGCAGTCTTATCCACGAACGCACTATATCCACTGTTAGCCCATAACTCTAGAGATGCATAAGACAAAGAGCTTATCTGTCCGTTTTGCTCCAACCATAAGAGGACTAGTGGTTTATATCCTAGGTTATGCACAATCCGAATTTCTTCGTTAGTATTAACAAGCACAGTTCCAGCCTTGTATAGCTTTAACTGATTGTTGTCGGTATTAAAAGTCATATCATGATAATGACTTGTGAATGAGGCTTTTCGATGAGGCTCTAAAGCGAATCCTATGATTCGGAAATAAAACGTAACGGCAGTGTCGGTTCTATTTGACGTGCTTATATGGATTAAATTATTACCTACACGAACGTTTGACAGATACTGATACTCACCTCTATTATTGAAACCGCTAGTATTCACCTCGAATGCATTTTGCGAAAAATCGCTAGAAGTTGAAAATTGTGCTATCGGCAAAAATGCAGAGCCGTAAGTATTTGGTATTGTGATATCGTTATAATCGTGTGCGTTGACAGGTACTGGTATAGTATCGCTACGATAAATTACCTGGTCGATCGGATAGTCACTAGATAATACAAAGTCTTTTATCATTTCTGCTCCAAAAGCTCTATAACGTCTTTACCTTCTTTACTTACCCAAAGACCAACCCTAGTAGCGTAAGCACCGATTTTAATACGTTTATAAGCTCCGTCAGAAAACAACAGACCGCTTCCGTCTAGTACAACAAGCTCTCTACGGTTTATTGGATCATAAATAACCAACCTGCCCGAGCCTTCCTCGATTCGTAGTTGTCCAGTGATCGATGAGATAATAGTTGAACCTTTTAACTTTAGAACTTCTTTCATTAGAACGCGTAAACTTCCTCTCCGTTATAAACTGACCTATCATATTGTGCGAATGTGTAAACTTTAGTTTTTCTGACTTTTAATTTAGTAGTTAATTTACTGTCGCTTAATTTCTGAGATATTGTGATAATTTGATAAACTCCGCTCGCTAGTCGAGTATCGAGCTTAATCGAGTCCCCTATTTGCATTGCTGGCGAACCTTTTACCTCTAACTCCAACATTGGACTATACGTTGCATAGCCTCTAAATATCGATTGTGTAAATGCTCTAGCGTTTTCATAGTTTCCAAAAAATGGGTTGTCGTTTATTTCTAGAAGATAATCTTCATCATCGCTCCAGTTGTCGTCAAAGGCTTCATAGTCCAGTTCGTCAATTTGTTTTGATGGTTCGCCCCATAAAAATACACGGTCGATTTCAACAGGATAAAATAAATCACTAGTAAAGGTTAATATCGCTTTGCTAGGTGTTAATTTTAGCGAGCATTTCACGCCTCGATCGACCTCGACGCCGTTAGCGGTTTTTGCTGTGAACCATGATACATCAGCATTCTCGCCCAATTTTGGCTCAATTAAATCAGCACACGGGTCAGACAAACTAACTTCACGCACAATTGGTAGTCCACGTTTTACAACCCAAAGATTGTCTGTATTTTTACCGCTCGAGGTCTTTTCAGCGACCATCTGATACGGTGCAATTACACGGATAGGTGTTTTAATTTTAACGTGATTAACAATGCCTGAATTCTTCGAGGGTGTTATCGATATGACGTTATCATTATTTAGTTCATAATGAATGTTTTCTGCGACATCGGAGCCGCGCCCTTTGAATCTTATTAATCCTTCCTCATCTTGCCATAACCTGCCGTTCTCAGCTTGAACTAATTTTTTAACAATATCAGCTAACGAATCGTTTTTGTTCGGGAAAAATATAGGGATAATATTTGTTGCCCCTGAAAAAGTAAACTGATGAGATGCAAACCCTAAACCTTTGAATATCTCAGTTAAAATATAGTCTGTTTTCTTATAAGCCATTGGTGGCAATTCAGGCAAAGGCTGAGATAATGCCCAGTTAAGAAAGTCAAAAGCCGAAACTGAGGCTTCTGCTTTTCCTGGCTCTGCGTCAGGTAGCATATTAGTAAGCCCCACAAATTGAGGCACATTCTCTTCGCCGAAACCGAGCCACGCTCGAGTGGGAATATTTGGCTTAATATATTTCGCGATTGGGCTGTTTGAATATGGCACAAAATAACCGTCGTGATTAGCTAATTCAAAATCAGCAATCGCTGACTGCACTGAATATGGAAACTCAACGGAACGATTAACTGCAATCGATTTAATCCTATTTGAGATATCAGTGTATGCATAGGTGTCCCATATCTGGACAGGCGGCTGACTTGCGATATCTGACGCATATAAATCACCACCTCCATATGTCGATTGGTCATAAACTCCCCATGAGATATTTTCGTTTCGAGTTTTATCCCACGCCATGGCAACACGCCATGTGAGCGGTCTAACCCAAGATTTCGCTAGCTTCTTAAATCTATCACTGGTAACTAACATCCTATTGCCCCAGATTCTGTCCAGTTTCAACCATTGTTAAAGTAATGCCTTCTACATCGCCGCACAGGTTTATGACGTCTTTTTTACTGATAGAAATCTTCACTGGAATATTAGTAGCCGAACCGTCAGATAATGTGAGTAGTGGGTATCTATTAGTCGTATATTGCCTTTGAACAAAACCCCACAATTCAGCGAACTCATCTGCTGTTAAATGTCCAAAAGTATTAGTCCAAACTCTTTTATGATAAACGTAGTCTGTGTATACGTTTCCCGACAAAACAGTAACATCGGTCTCTCCAAAATTAGAATTCTCAGAAAATGGGCTTGAAATATACTCATGATTCCAAGTTTTTGAAGCTGTAGAATCGGTTAATGTCATCTCTTTCATGCGAACCTCGCTTTCTGGCTCTGTTCAAACGCCTGCATAATTTGGTCAGCAACTTTTCGCCTCTCGTCAGGAGAAGTTGCGAATACACCGCTCACATTGATGGTGATTTGTTGTGATGGCTGCGCGTTAGTCTCTTTTAATACTTTAGTAAACGTATCTGCCATAATTTTTTGTGGCGTAACGATTTCTGGGTTAGCCTTAGCCCCTAGATATTCACCAGCGATAACAGGTGTAGCTGTAGTCAAAACACCACCCTTTGCTAGCCTTGGAAGACTGAACCTCTGAATATTAGGTATGTGAACGTTAGGAATCTTATTTATTATGTTCAAGGCTCCGTTTAATAGGTCTATAGGCTTGTTTATAACCCTCTCGATTTGCGCTATCAGACCGTTTATCATTCCCTTACCAATACCAATAACACCGTTCCAAGCCGCTACTCCTAGATTTGCCGCCCATGAGCCAAAATTGCCCAAAGAGTCGCGCATCGGCTTCCAGAATCGACCGCCGCCAAAATCGAAGAAGTCGACAGTCGCTCGCCACATATCATCTAAGAATTTGCCGAACGTATATTTTCCGTCGTCTGCTTGTTGTTGGTTGAGCGTCTTCAATTTATTATTTAGTTCTTCCCTCTGTTTTTTCAGCTTCTCTAGAGTTTCTCCATTATTTGCAAGAATACCCGCATTTGTCTCTGCGTTGTTAGATAGAGCGTCTTGTTTTTGCTGTTCAAGTGTAGCAAGTTGTTCATCACGTCGCTCTTTGAGGCTTTCAATCTCATCAAGCTTAATCATATTTTGAACACTAGCTAAATCGGCACGGTGCTTATCTTGAAACGCCAATTCAGTGTTAAGTTGTTGCTGTAAATCAGCAAGCCTCTGATCTCTTTTGAGTTTGTCTGCGTCGTTCTCAGCGTTTAATTTCTCTTGATTTGCCGCGAACTGTTCATCATATAGTGCCTGCTCTTTGTCTAATGCGAATTGTAGCTCAGTAAGTTTTTGAGCATTGTAAGAATTGTTGAAGTTTTGCAAAAATCTAATCTGATTTGTTAAAGCCTGAACTTTGCTTTCGTGTTCTCTGATTTCTTCGACTTGAGATTTTCTAAATGAGGCAGACCTCTTAGCTATTTCAGCGTCATAGTTGGCATTTTCTTCAGCGATTTGTTTAGTTAGGTCTTTAATTGTGTCTTCATGTTTGACACGGATGTCATTTAAGTCTCGGCTATAATCTCGCCATATTTTAGCTGCCTGAGCCTCTAGTTTGTCTAACTCCTTAGTAAGTTTTTTAGCAGACTTTGCCGCCTTATCCATGCCTTTAGACGAACCACTAGCAGATTTCTCAAGTAGTGCAATTTGAGCGTCAACGCTTGCCAGTTGAGATTTCAGACTTTCAGCACTCTCTCCGCTACCACCGGCCGCAGAACCAAGCATTCCAAATGCCTGTGCCGCCATCACCGCACCAGCCGCAATAGCAGACAACAGAGCTACGATTGGATGGCTCATGAACGCAAACATAGCCGCCTTAGCTAGCAGAAAACCTTTTTGCAAGATAATTAAGCTGCCAGCTACTAATGCAAATGTTACGATTCCTGATCCTGCGACCTGTATAACGCCGCTAAGCTGTGTTAGAAATGGTCCGACAGCCTTTGTTAATCCTCCAACAGCATTCAATACAGTCTCTATTCCTGCACCAACTCCAGCTAAAATTACTCCAATATTACTTGCCCCTAATCCTTGAATAAGATTAGCCATACCTCGAGTAATAGCAGTCTCCATGTTTGTAAATGAAGTCTGAAGACCGCCAGTAGCTTTTTTCACTGTTGAATCGAGCGATTCAATCCCTCCACCGCCATTGTGATCTAGTTCTATAAGCTTTTGAGTGAGTTGCTCAGCGGATAACTTGCCCTCACTGCCCATTTCTTTGAGCGCGCCCATGGTAATGCCCATCTCTTTTGCAATAGCCTGCAAAACAGGTGTCATTCCTGAGTTTAGTAATGAATTAAACGTTTGAGCTTGAACGGCGCCACGTCCAAAATCCTGCGAGAGCTGCGTTATAGCATTGTCCACCATAGCGCTTGTGCCACCGTATGCTAGAATAGCGTCATTTATAGCCTTAAACGCCTGTTCTCCAGCAACCATTGAACCAGAAACAGCGACAAGACGTTGCACGCCTCTTACAGCTTCGTCAAGAGATGTTGGCAATCCTCTGATATCTTCATTTAGCTGTTGCATCGAGCGAGAGACTTGCTCGCCAGATTGTCCCATTGCTTGGAATACACGAGCAGCGTTATTTAGCGTGTCTACACGCCTTACAGCTGCGCCAATTGAATTTGTAACAAGTCCTATGGCTTTATCTAGAAGCAACATTGAAGCGCCAGCACCCGCGCCTATCACTAGACCTTTTTCTAAACCAGAACCCTCTTTCTTCAAGCCATTGAGCTTTGATTTCATAGAACCAATATCAGCATCTAGCTTATTCAAAGCTAGTCTGACATCATATGAAATCTCGCCAACGTTACTCATCGAATGCTATCTCCGACCTCTTCTTCAAATCTTTCTCTAACGCGCTAAAACCCTCTTTGGAAAACGCACCAGCAGTCGCGTAATAAGTTGCTGATTGATTCTTAGCAGTCATTTGGTTATGTACAGCATCAGCAGCATCAATTAGCATTAAAGCCTCGTCTAAAGTAAACGGAACGAGAACTTTCTCAAAACTGTCACCATTCTTTTCGAATGATTCGATATACCCACGCTTCACTGCCTCGACTGCACCCCAGCCAAGATACACACCTAATTTAGCGATAATCCACATCTCAGGTGCGACTTTCGCTCCAGTGGCTTGTCGCGTGGTGCGCTCCTTATATCGCTGCTCAACCCGAGCCTTCTCTTCAGGTGTGAGCAAATCTTTTAAGTTGACTACTGCCACTATTTACGCCTACTTTCTCTACTAGAAAAGATATCATTAAACAAATCTTGAATAGCTAAACTAGACAAGCTACCTAGCATTTCCATTGCTTTTTTAGAGTCATCGAAACAGCCAGCATAGATCTTAATCTCTTTTTCTGCAAGCTCTTCTCGTTCCGCCAAAAGCTTATTGCCGCGGTCTATTTTCTCAACAACGCTCTTGTCGTCGTCTTTGATCTTTGACCTGTCAATCTTCTGGATTTCTGCCTGTAGTGCCATTAGCTCATTTATAGCTTTGACAGATAATCGTGTAATCTTATTAATCTCTAGGCTTTCATTTGACCCTAGCGGACGTACTTTTAATACTCCATACGGTTCACCGAAATCAACCTCTTTATAGCCTTGATATTTTGATAGATTTAATTTAATTGTCATATTATTTACCCTTTCATCTTATAATTTTGAGCTTTTATCGTGAGCATAGGGACTTTTGACGCAAGATGTGGTAATGTGTAAATGTCATACCAATTTAATAAAATAGGATTTGAGAATGAACAGACAAGAAGGGATGTTAGTCAGGGCTAGAGAACTTAAAGCCATGCTTAACGAGGGGATAATTACCAAGGAAGAGTTCGAGCAAGAGAAGAAAAAGTTATTATCTCAGAAAAATACAGTAGACGAGCAAAATAAAGGATCATCAAACATAGAAAATCTAGAACAGGAATTATTACGTAAAAACAGTAAACCAATAGAAAATGTGCTTGCTATAGCGGCAGTATTCTCTATGAGCTACATGAGCTTTTTATTTTGGGAAGGTTACCACAGAAGTGCATCATCTAATTTAGCAGAATCAGGAGCGACAAATGCCTCAAATCCTTCAGCCATAGCGTTTGGAATCGTATTATTCTGGTTTATACACTGGCTTGTATTCGTTATGTTTACCACCAATATGGCTCGAAAACGAGGACGGTCAATACCGCTCGCTATTTTAGGGGCATACTTCTTCGGACTTTTGTCAGTATTCTATTATCTTTCAAAGGGAGATAGTACAGAACTAAAAGTACTCAAAGAAGAGAAAGTGCGCAAGCAAATCAGATAATAAAATACCGCTCAAACGAGCGGTATTCTTATACACAGTTAGCTTACTATTCAAGTGGCTTTACTGTCTGAGTTTGAGGGTCGTATTTACCCTTTTTATCTTTCAAACCCGGTCCATAGCGGAAGAAGCCCTTAGCTGTGCGGTTCATTTGGAAGGTTAATTCCAAAGTCGAGTCGTCTCCACTAGCTGAAAATGTAGTGTCGAAGCTGTCTGGTAGCGTTACGCTATATACGTGGACGTCAAAGTCGTCATTTGCTTCACATACTGGGTGAATATGTAGTGGAACGGTAGTTGCAGAACTTGCACAGGCTCCAGCACCCCAGGTTACACTTCCAACTGTCTGTTTTGTGCCTGATGCTGCCTCGTACAGTCCAGCGTAAACAGCCTTGACACTTTCTGGACCAGCCAAGTAAAGAGTAAGTGTTACTTCTGATGTATCAGCTCGACCGCTTGGACGTCGGATTGTGCCACCTTGAGTTTCGGTTTCTGTTGTACCACCTTCATATTTAACGGCGATATCTCCCAGCATGTCTTGTGGGATTACTAGCTGACCTAAATAAACCTCTTTTGGTCCATTCTGCTTTGCTAGTGCTTTTTTGAACTCTTCTACGTTCATATTTCCTCCTTTTAGTTAACTCTTGCAAGCCCCGTTATTGCGTAAATCATTCTGCCCTGAGAATCCCTTTCGACAGATGTTGGCGTTGATATTGATTCGAAAACCACACAATCAAAGCCTTCCTCTGTGTAACTGGTCTCAGGTAGAGATATACTCACGCCGAGCTTATTAGATAGAAATTCAGATATTCTAGCCAATCTCTTGTATCCGTCCAAATCATCTTTCCCTCGTGAATAAAGTTCAAATGAGTATGTAGGACGAACGCCTCTCGACTGGTTGCCGCCTATATCAGAGATATAAACGCCTTTCCTGTCGAGAGTGAGCTTATTCCAGAATAAATCTTTATCAATTTCACCGAATTCGTTGTTTTCTAGATATTTAAGAAGCGACAGTGAAAAAACCTTCATCGAAGACCTCCCTTAAAATCAATCTGTTTCTTTACGCTCTCGCCTGCTTTTTCTAGGTAATTCAACGTTTGTGGGTGCTTTTTGTTTTCGTAGTGGCGACGTTTTGCGTATGGAACATCACCGCCACCAAATACAACACTTGTAGTATCACCATTATCTACTAGTCGTACGCTTTGCTTCAGCGCTCCAGTATCAACTGGTGCTAGCATTTGCGCTCGTGACATTATAGCCTGAGCAATACCCTTTCTCTTGTTTTTAGCGTTCACTGCTTGAATTCTCTGCCAAGCGTCAATATTATTCTTGATCTTCATCATAGCCTCCATAGTCTGCGCGCTCCAGAGTTAGAGTGTAATGCTCTAATGTGTCTGTATCGAAATTCATGCCAGCAGTCGCACCTACAATTTGATAAGAAGCTCCATTGACTCTAACGCCATGACCTACAAACATGTTAGTACTTGTAAAGTCTATAAAATCGACAGGCTTTACATGCAGTGTCGCGGTCGAATCAGTTACTTGAATGTTGTTTGATGTCGTAACCCCACTACGCTGCTTAAAGACACCAGACAAACCTGTGTGGCGATTTACAAGGTCGCCACGCACCGTTCCTTTGGTGATCTCCAAAAAAATGTAAGGGGTCGACTTAAATACATCGAATACGGTCATTTCTTATCTCTCCTGAACGTAATGTGATTTGACTACATTGACTGTATTTATCAAGTATTGACTTATAGCTCTCAATAATCCTGTCTAACTCGCTAGTCTTATCGTAAGTAATACTGAAGTCTTCGACCTTTTTAGAGGTAATCCTGTCGCCTCCGGCAAGTTTTACAGCAAACAGTTCAGATATAACTTGAGCTAGTTCTTCGGGAATTACTTTCAAACCAAATCCACCATGAACAGTTATTACGTCAGTATGTTTTGTGGGCTTATTCAGTACTATGTTGTCACAAAGCTGACTAGCGTTATCTCCTAGATAAGTAGCAAAGTCGACTGAGTTAGAGTTCACTTTAACAGATTTAATCTCAGAACAAAGACCAATAAACACAGACCTCATCCCGTCTCTACCCTGAAAAGTTCGCTCTTCTTCTATATAGCCGACCTTACTACAAATCAGTGCTTCAAGCTTACTGATAGCTATTCGCAATAGGTTATCAAAGTTGTCGCTTTCAAATGGAGTTAGGGAGCGTCGTAAATAGCTCTCAACTTGTTCTTTAGTCAAATTGTATTGCATACCTCAACGCTCCCTTTCTATTAAGCTTTCTTCAAACCGATTGCTGATTTCAAGCCAGACAAGCCACCACCGATGTAAAGCTCTTGCAAGAACTCTTCTTCGTTGGTCTCAAGCTTAAAGTTAGTGAAGGCTTCTACAGAAGTATCGCCAACCGTCTTGTACGCACCAAGCACGACAACGTATGCGTCGTAGTCTGGGTCAGTTGCATCAGTAAACCATGTTGGCTCAATGATAGTAGCTGTGTCTAATACATCCTCAGCCTTTGCGCCAATCTGGAACAAGTATTTACCATCAGCACCCTTTTCAAAGCGTGCGCTTGTTGCAAAACCTTTCTTAGCGATAAGAACAATCTCACCGTCAGTACGGATCATATCTTTAGCTCGGGCTACGGCTTCAGCGCGGCTCATACCAGCTGCGATAGTCAACTCATCACCGAAGGTATTCTTTGCTTTTACGTCTGACTTAATAGAAGTAAATGACGTAATCTTGCGCTTGTCGCTATCTTCACGACCGTCACCGATAACAGCAGCACGCTCAACTTCGCGAATAATTCGAGTAGGCAATTCGTTCAGAACATACTTCATCAATGCGCCCGTTGATTTGTTCTCACGGATAGTTTGCTTGTCTAATACCAAGTACTTGTAAATCACGCCTGCGCGGATTGTACGGCTTTCAAAGTCAATAACTTGCTGGTCTTTCTTTTCTCCCTTCTTGTGTCCACCTGCACGACTAGTGTCAGCTTCGACGTCGGATTTGTCCCAAGTGACCTTAAATACATCTAGACCAGTCTTGTTCAATTTGCTGAAGATCTCACCTGATGTTACAGCGTCTTCAATGGCAGAAACGACAGGCTCTGGCAATTTGAAAAACTCTTTGTCGGTCAAGTTATTCTTAACCAAAACATCTTGCCAAGCGCTCTTAACGTCATTAAAAGTACGACCAGCGTTTGCCATCAATACTTGTGTAAAATCTCGCACTGATGCTTGAGTTTTTAGATAGTCATTAACAGTAGGGGTTGTCGTAACCTCTGCTTGCTCTTTTGGCTCGATGATTTGAGCCTTTGCGATTTCCTCGTTCATTTTATTCTCCTCTTCTTTACCTGATTTATTTTCTACTGGCGTTTCAGGCGTATCGTCAGTAGGTTCTTCGACCTTTTCGGTCTCTTCGCTTTTTACTCGTGTAGCGATTGCCATTGCCGGTGCCAAGCAGGCATCTTTCACGATTGAGGTATAGCTAGCGGCAGCTTTCATAGCGTCAGACAAGCTTGTTTTCGCTTCTACTGCTTCGGTTGCAAATCCAAGCTCCACAGCTTCAGCGGCAGTCATCCACGTCTCAGCAGCCAACAGCTCTTCTATCTTTTCTTCAGATAGTCCTGTTCGGCTTGCATAAACTGGAATCATGCTCTCGCAAGTCTTCTCTAACATCTCAACAGCTCGTCCTAGCTCGTCTGCGTTGCCTGCTGCGATTGTCCACGGTTTATGGACCATCATCATTGCACCAGGTAGCATAACGATTTCGTCGCCAGCCATTGCTATGAGAGACGCTATAGACGCGGCTAGTCCATCGACCTTTACTACAACACGTCCGTTATATTCACGGAGCATATTGTAAATCGATACACCAGCGAATACATCACCACCAGGACTGTTAATCCTCACTGTAATGTCGCCTGTACGCGCAGCTAATTCCTCTTTGAAAAGTTTTGGCGTAACGTCATCCTCGAGCCAACTCTCGCTAGCAATAGTGCCATTGATAATTAACTCGTTTGAGGCTTCAGCTTTCGCCCACTTCCAGAATTTATCCATTAGCGTTCCTTTTTAAGGTTATTATTCGGCGCTCAAATGAGCATTGCCTTATTTTCATTCTGAGGTGCTATCGTGAGTGCGAGGGGGCTTCTCATCTTCAGTGAAGACAAGCTGTTTTATCTTGTCGGAGCAGTCAGTCGCGAACAGAACTTTAATATTCAATTTCGCTTTACATTTAGAGTTTGGGCAGATTAAACCCTGTATAGCAGTAGAAGTAACTGCTTCAAACAAATATCTACCACAGTACTTACAGTTTATCTTTATCATTGCTTAATCCTGAATTTTGGGCGACCACCACAATTAGGATGAATAGGACCGCCGATATTTTCTTCATAATCATTTATCCATGTGCCGCCGTCTGTTTCTATTGCTTCATTGAGTTTTATCATCGGTTGAGCAACAGGCTTCCAGATTCCTTCCAACGCCCGACACTCTGGGCAATGTGCGCCGACTGGATGATTTATAGTTTTTTCAATTTCTGCTCCTGTTTCAGCTTCGAGCTGTTTCATAGCCTCTACATCGCCAACACTCTCAGAGCGCTGTATCTCAGTGCGGGCTAATCGAGCAACTCTGTATTCGTCAGTGTTCATGATATCTCTCAACAAGTCTCTTGTCTGACTTTCGCTTAAATTATCAAGATGCGATCGCTCTAGTGTATCGTTGATGACCTTTTTAGTTTCATCATCATATGATTTAGCTACTCGTGTAAGATGTGAACGGTAATCTGCTCTAGCAGTATCAGATAGAACAAACTCGTCAGTGCTTTCAGTGTCTAGCCCTGCACTCTTAATCATGTCTAAGCCTTTTTTGTATTGATCCGTACCGCTAGAGATAAGTAATATAGTGATTAACGCTAATGAATCTTCTATAAAACGTTCTAACTTGTCGTCTTCAGCTTCGTTTTGAGCTCCTAATTCTTGAATAGCTTCATCAACACGGCTTTGCATAAAACTCTTCGCAATATTATACAGTTTGTCGTACTCAGAGGCTTCGGCTTTAAGCGCACCTACTGTGCGTGGATCTGGAGCTTTCTCCACTTCGCCACCCTCGTCAACTTGAGGCTTGTCGTTTTCTATTTCAGTAGTATTGTTCTCGCCTAGTTTAAGAAGTTTGTAGTTCTGTGGTAATTTTAGTGCGTCAATGACTGAATCTAATTCGTAACCTTTATCAACCAGCTTTAATATAGTATCTGTGTTAGTTGCCATCACTTCTGCTTCAACCTTTTTGCGGTCAGCAATCTCTGGGATTTCATAATCAAATGTAATAGCAACACCGATACCGCCAGTAATCCTATTGAGTTCATGCGTTAAGCGAGAGTAAATCTTAAGCGCTCGCGGATAGACAACACGTTTAGCGAATCCACGCTCGGAAACGTCAGCATTTGAGTACTTAGCTTGGTCATCAACACCTTTAATAATCTGACTAACTCCATACGCCATATCAATTCGCTTGTTTGCCTGTTCAAATACAGCTGCAAAATCAATGTCTTTTTGAGATTGTGCATACGGTATCCATTGAATCTGTGCTTCAGCGGGCCTGTTTGTCGTTGGGTCGATTGGACGGTGAGAGTATGTAACGTTGCCATTCTTACCAGCACCACGGTGTCGAGACTCCAACAAATCAACCATATCATTATATTCACGAGCAGTACGAGCCGCAATGACAAACATACCAGCAGGAATTGCGTTATTCTCGAAGAAACCACGTTGGAAGTCAGCGATGTAGTCATCTAGTGTAATCCATTGAGTAGCGGCTTCAGTTGGTGAGTATCCAGCGTATAAGTTACTTGGGTCAACACCTCCAGAGATTACAATAACTTGATCTTCAGTAAAAGTCTCAGCCCCTACTTGATAGTAGGTCTTATTGTCACGGCGTGTAATACTTGGATGCTCTAGGAACGTGAATCCAGCAATGTTCTGACCTTTGAATCCATAATTCGTAGTCTTTACAGCTTTACCGTCCTCTTTTGCCCAAACCAAAATAAAAGTGTTTCGATTTACCAAAGTAGAAACAATAAGCTTCTCACTGAATGACACGAAATCATCTGCTTGATTAGGATGATAGAGAGCGTTAAGAATTGGATTATTCTGTACGGTCTTGCCGTTTGAGTCAATGACTTTCGGCATAATAGTAATAAACTCGTTAGCAACCGCTTGAATATTTGGGTAGGCGGAATCATATTTACTTGCACAATAACGGCTATACCAATCCCTTGTATTAAAATTAGCTAATGAAGAAATGCCCTCAACCTTTACTTGAGATTTTGGCTTAAAAAGTGACAATAAATTCATAATACTATTATCGTTACCTATCGTACGCCACCGTACTCTATCTGTGGAATAAACATCTCGGTAAGCCTATACCTAGCGGCATCTAGTGCGTGGTCATCACCGTCTTGTGGTACGTTCAGACTTTTACCTGACCTATCAGTTGCCCACATGTATCTTAAATATTCTTTCTGTAAATTGGTTGAGTTCTTTGTGTATTTAATATTAAGCTCGCTCATCTTATTAACACTCCATTGTCTATAAGTCTGTTTGGCATCACCACTAGTCTTAGTCACCCCTTTAACCGTACAACCCAGCTCTACAAGCTCAGCAATGTCTTTAGGTGCGGCACTATCCGCAATTCCTAGCACGCCAGCCAATCCTTCTCTATGAATAACCTTTGAGATATCCTTGTTAAACAAACCTGTGCTGTAAAGTTTCTCATCAAGAATATATCCATCAGCTTCTCGATAAACACAAACAAGTGCTGTCGGGTCGTTCGTAAATCCGAAGTCTAATCCATAGCCTATCAATTCAGCGTGCTCAGGTATCTCGTCGATAGATTGCCAGCCATGAAATACTAGCCCTTCCAATTCACCAATTTGTCCCTCGCCATAGACTTTCCACCAGTTCTTATTAGAGCGACGCCTTTCGATTGAGGCAATAATACTATCTTCAAGGGCTTCATTATCTTTATAGGTTACAATAACGAAATCAACATCATCACGTCCTACCAGTTCATGCGCCCAATATTCAGCCGTTGGGTTGTAATCAAGATAAATAAACTCACGTGTACGAACTTCTAACTGATTGAATGCATCTTCTCTGATTAAGTTAGCCTCATTGATAAATAGGACATCTCGCCTAGGACCCCTAGCCTTGTCGTCATCAAGGGATACAAACTCAAACATCGTTCCATTAAATAATGTAAAAGTGTAATCTGATTTGTTCTCTTTGATTCTGTAGTACTGCCAATAATTATTAGCCGTGAGTATATTCTTGAAGTCTCGCAATGCACCTCGCTTAAGATGAGGCAGGTTGATACTTGCGATGGTTATTATCTTGTCTGGATTCTTCGTAGCGTATTCAAGCAAAATTAAAAGTATGGCTATTGTCTTACCAGCACTAGTACCACCCTGAACAATACGAATACGCTTATTAAGCCGCTTTATCTTATAGTAAGTAGAGGTCTTGCCAAACACATCAGTCTTTCTTTGATAAATCCTCTAGCGGTTTTGGCGCTTCAATATTAGTTTGTTCAATGGTTTGCTTTGGCGTGCCGTAAACCTGGTTAATCATTGATTCAATCTCTTTCCACTGAGCTTTCTTTATGGCTGTGGCTAATTTACGTTCGAATAGGCTTTTGTTCGGGTCTTCAGAGATTTTCTCCAGCTCCTGTTCGGTAAGTTTTATCATCTGCTCCAATTTATATCGTGCAGTTTCTGTTTTCTTCCAGGCGCCATTATGACGACGTTCTGGGTGTGCTTCAAATCCTGGTGGCGTTGGAACTCCATTCCTACCAAACGAGGGCTTGCGTTGCTTTCTAGGGGCTGTCTGTGTTGTCATTTTATTATCTCCACTAAAATTATTGTTAAACCTATTGCCGAAATCGGCTTCAACAAATAGCTAAACCCAGCCATTGATAACGCCCACATCAATACTGTCGTCCACACACCAGTACAAACCATACACTCTAAAACGCGCACTTTTCTATTAATCAATACTGATCGTAATTTACTAAATATATCAAACGGACCTGATGTAGCAGTTAATAAATAAGCAATGGTAAATCCAGCTAGAGTTATCATTCTTTATCTCCTGGTAATTTGCCTAACGGGTAGGCTTTATTGTCAATAACGCAAAAAGGTTGTGGCAATTTCCAGACAGCCGCTTCTTTATAAAAACTTTCACTTAGAGGCGTTCGGATGACTTGGACTACATATCCATTATTCATAGCGTATTCTTCAAGGCGTTCCATCTGTGCTTTGTAATGACCGCAACTTGCACATTCTTTTTGATAGACTTTAATAACTTTCATCGCACAAACCTCACTTTTTTATTAGTTAAATCAGGCAACCCTCTTGCTTTTTGAATAGCTAAATCGTATTTATTCGCCCTTTCGAAGACTTCCTGGATAGTTATTTTCTTTCGTTCCATTAGAAACCTACGAAAAGGAGAGAAACTGCGACTGTATGAAGTTCTGTCGTAGACAAACCAGCGATGAAATACATACACACATTCTCTATCGCATACATAAATAGCTTCATGACTGTAGAATATGACTGTTAAATTAGATACTTCGCGTATCGGTATATAGTCTATTCTTCTAGTCACTTTCGCCACCTAGTAACTCCCAATTGTTAAAGAAATAAAAAAACACGGAGCAAGTAGTTCCGTGTTAATTTAATTATATTATTATATAGACAGATTGTCTATAGCCTACTGTAGCATATCCATCTGTACAGCTTTTTCTATCTTCTACGGCTTTCGCAAGCAACTCCGTCGCCGTCTCTGTCTAAATCTGGCGAATATCCAGGTTCACCACGACGCATGTTGCTATATCCAGCGGCGCGTGCCTCTTTACAGCTGCTAAAACTTACATCACTAGGTTGAGTTTGTTGCGGAGCAGGAGCGGCAGGCGCAGTTTGCTGTGTTGCTGATTTTTCTGTATTGCCAGAGCAGGTGTTTGGCGACCACAAGCCCTTATTTTCTTCACGAGCTAATCTCTGCGCCTCTCTAAATTGAGACTGCCACCTATGAGGATTAGAATTATACGTATATTCATGACCGTAACCTTCGCGAATCTTCGTATAAGCTACGTTCGTGCCGTCTTCGAGATAAATATAGAATAAATCTCGTCCGTATTTGTCTTTGCTGCTTTGAGTAGGATCTGCAACTAAGTAAACCGTTTTACCAGCGACTAAATCATTCATTTTTTGAGATGCTTCTCTGCCGAAACACTGAACAGGCTTGCGTGGATGCTTCGTTTCAGGTGTATCAAGCCCGACAAGACGAATTTTGGCGTGGTTCGACGTACGAATCGTATCGCCATCTATGACCTCTGTTACAGTATCTTTTTCACCTTGCTGAAAATTCGCGTCTTGAGCTAATGCTGGATTAAATTTTGGAGCTTCTGGCTGTTTTTCTGGTTGTTTTTGTTGCGGCTGTTCGTTTTTAGCGGACTGAGTGTTGGCGGATTGCTTTTCTGCTTCGCGAACCTGAGTTAATATAGGGCTTCCTATGCTGAATAAAGCGACGACAAGACATAAAGATATAATGCGAGAGATTTTGGATATTTTCTTCCACTTAAAAATGGTAATTCCGAGTAATATGATACTAGCGAGCATTAACGTCGTAGCTACTGCCTCTTTTAGTCCGCTCAGCATCCAACATAGAAATATAAGGATCGTTGCGACAATGAACCATGTAGGTGTCAGTTTTCTCCAGTCTGGTCTATTATCGTTTGTGTTTTTATCGAGAGATTTCAGTGATTTCATATTATGAATTATAGAAGAAGTTCGGTATAATACAAGTAATAAGTTGCGATCGCTTCGGTCGCAATTTTTCTTTTGCCACAAAGTGGTCGCTTTTAATTAAGGAGGCTACTCATGCGAGACACGAAAACTATTCAATTGCCAAGCGGCGGCGGTCGATATACAATACGTTTGGATGGTTTTTCTCAAAATAAAACATACGTCCACCACAGCAAGCATCAAGTATGGTTGTCGGGGTAGTTTTTATTTCTCCTCCAAGAGTTCAGGGTTTTCGTGAATATTACCTATCACTTCGCAAGTCTTTTCTGGATTGAACTCATTTAGAAATAACCACATAACCGGCTTTCCTCTTTCGTAAACTTCAAACATAAATGCCGCGTGGTCTTCTTTATATGTAATTTTCCCTCGACATCCAGACTTATTACTGCCTAATGACTTCTGAACGATAATATCGCCCCCGTAGATTTCTGTACCGTTTATGTCTTTTAGCCCTGTATATTGCTCGACAATAAACCAAGGGTTCTTTCTGGTGTGCAGTGGACGAAAGCAGTTTTTTATAATACGTTTAGCCACATGTAGCAAGCCAAGCCCGCTTATACTAACATGTTTGCCATCAATGTATTTCTTGGCTATGTTGTCCCAAACTCTAAACTTTATTTCACGCATTAGATTTCCTTTCCATTCTTATAACACTTGAGGTAGCCCCTCTCGCCACCAAGCGATTTACAGCGGGCTTCAGCTTCGCTTATTTGCTTCTCTTCTGTAGACACCCAAACATTGAATGCAATAACACCAATGATTCCCACCACAAATATTATGAATATAAACAAGGATTCTTTTTTATTCATTCTTCTCACTCCGGTTATAAGTAACTTTACAGCGCTGTCGCTTATCTCGATGCATTGCGACGTGACGATTGATACCGAGATAATGAAAGTGCTTATCGCATGTATGACAATAGCATGATCTATCGGTACGAGTTGTGTATTTCATAGCACGTCTTTGGCTTTAATCACTTCTACTCCTTGGTCGCCAACAGTAAAATCAGCGTTATAAATCTCATCAGCGTAATACTCTATTACGTCTGGAAAGTCTGCTCTAGATACAACCTCTTGGCTCGCGGCAGCCTTCCTAGCTTCATCCTCAGTTTCTGCCTCAACAAAAACTTTACCCTCATATACTATTCGAACGTTGACTTCGTAAATCATTGATATCTCCTTTATTTATACTTGGTTATTTCATCCACGTTTCACCGTCGTCATATGGATTGACGCTGTTTACAAATTTGCCGCAATTAGGACATTTTGAAGCGATATCAGGATAATCTCCTAATGGGTACAGCTTTAGCGATGCTTGATATGCTTTCCAGTTTTTACTATCTCCACGGATAAGCAATATTTCGTCATCGCAACAATCGCGTTTTACCATCCATTTATTGATGTCCATAGTTCCCCATATTTTGTAACGTTTTGCTGATTTAATTCTAGTCATTGTCGTATTCTTTTACCGCCTTAATGATTTTTTTAATTGCCCAATGCCCAGCTACGATTAAGCCAGTGATAAAAATAGCGTGCGGTACTACTTGTAAAATCCAAACTAATGTTTCCATTTCGTTTCTCAATCTAACTTATTAAGTTTAATCTCATATTTGCCATCATCAAGGACAATCTCTGCACGCCCGCCATCTGATATTTTAAGTATTTCTACTATAAGGCTAAGAGCTAAATTCACTTTAATATCTGATGGGGCTTGTGCCCACATCACCTCTATTGGATGTATTGAAAACATATAATCCCTCCTATTTAGTTATGTGTTCTAATTTCAACCGCAGAACTGGGGCAAGGCGACACCAAAGTGTATATCATTGATTAATTACTTTAAGGATTGATGTCGCCAGTTGATAGCACCAAATAATGATAGTTGTTTTTGGGTATAAAATAGCAAAAATATGCATACAATTT